AACAGATTAGATGGGATATTAATAATATTATTTGGCCTTCGTCTTGTTTTTCAGAAGGTAGCCGTAAACGCCTTGAATCAGGTTGCATTGAAGAAGAAACAGAATACAAGTTAACCGATTATGAGTACGACAAAGAGAATCCTAATTGGCGTTACGGTCAAAGACAAGATTGCGTTGGTAAATGGAAAATGCAAGTTGTACCTGATGAAGAATACGTTAAGTTTCAGGAAAGTCCAGAATTATGAGTAGAAATTATGATTACAAAGATCAAGAACTTGATTTGAAGATGCGAATTAAGTTCTTAAATAAAAAGTTAAGAGAACCCGATCATGGGGTGGAGCAATATGAAGAATGGCAAAGTAATCTGGAAATGGTTACTGATGAACTTACTAAACTACAGGTAAAAAAATTTAAATCTTTTTTAAGCAAATGGATTCATGCTTATAAAGACGACAATCAATTAATAAATGTTGTTGATTGTATGTTTGTTTCTTTAGAAGAAGATCAGCAAACAGATATGGCGACAAAATGGTATCACAGGGTCGTAAAAGAAAAAGATATAAGACATTATCAACTATTGGCGAAATATACAAAAGAAGAAAATCAAATGCTTAAAAATAGAGAAAAAAAAGGATTAAAAGCACAAGGACAGCAATATAAAAAACGTCTTAAATTACTTAAAGTCGAAAATAAAAAAGCTATACAAAATAGTCGCGCAGCTTTATCAAAAAATTATGATAAGTTACTTCGGCAACACGTTATGGAACTAAATCATTATAAAAATACAGTTGAAAAACTTCAAACAGATAATAAAAACTTAAATTTAAGAATTGACGAATTAGAAGATCAAAAATGGAAATTAAATAAAATAGTTGGTAAATACCAACAGGAGGTTAAACAATGAAAGATCAGGAACAACTCAAATCATTAAATCAATTACTTTCTTTGGTTGTTGGTGGGCGTATTGCAAAGCAAACTGAACATCTGAAAAACGCACCATTGAACCGCGTAAGCCACGCTGAACAAATTATTGCTGATGGCGAATTGCAATATGCAACACTCGATTTGCGTGATGGGCGCGAAGATGCTTCACGAAAAATTTCACAAGTTCAAAGAAAACTTGATTCTTTGAAAAGTTTAAAAGTACTTGCAGAAATGGTTGAAGAAAATGTTCGGGATGCGGCGCTTGCGGCTGTTCGCGAAGGTGCAAATTCTGATGGGTTTATGTTTGATGAATATAACGAATGGGAGGGCAAGTATAAATGAAAATAGATTTAAGTGATAAGCAATTATCAGACATACAATATGCCATTTGCATTGCAATGGCGCATACAGAAAAAAATTCAAATTTGCCAAAACTTATGAAAATAAAACCTGAAGAACACCCATTAATAAAAAGATGTATAAAACTTTACGACCATATTGCTGAAGTTAGAAAGTGGCATAAAATCAATAATTCTTGGACTAAGGCATTGCAAGGAGAAAAATAATGAAAAGATACAAATTTTCAAGCGGGGATGAAGAAACATCAAAAAGGGCTGAACGTGAGTTTTTACGCATTACTGAGAATATGACCGACAAAGAACGCGATGCTGTTCTTAATTGTTTGATAAAAATGCAGAAACAATTATTTTTTCAAGAGCCGTGGCTGATGAAAAAGTTTTCAGGAAAAGAACAAGCGCA